CTTAGAGTCTGAGCGCCAGGATGACCTCAAGAAACGTCCTGATGTGTACGACCATATATGGGAAGGTGACTTTAGGATCTTCTCTGAGGGCGCTTACTACACTCAAGAGATGGCGAATGCCTTACACGAGAACCGTATCGACCGAGTGCCGTATGAGCGATCTGTGGGCGTTGTGACAGCTTGGGACTTAGGGGTAGGCGATAGCACTGCTATATGGTTCGCGCAGTTTGTAGGGCCGGAGGTTCGCCTTATTGACTACTACGAGAACGCTGGCGTCGGATTAGATCATTACGCACGCATACTGCAAGAGAAGGGCTATGTGTATGACCAGCACGTTCTGCCTCACGATGTGAGGGTCAGAGAGCTAGGTAGTGGCCGGTCTCGATTAGAAGTGCTGGATAACTTAGGTGTGCGCCCGGTTCAGATTGCTCCGCAGCTCAACGTAGATGATGGCATTCAAGCGGCCAGATCAATGTTGGACCTGTGCTACTTCGATAAGGATAAGTGTGAGAAAGGCATTGACTGCTTGAGACAGTATCGCCGGCAGTACAACGAGACGATGATGGTGTGGAATGAGCGACCATTACATGATTGGACCTCACATTGTGCAGACGCTTTCCGATACTTAGCCGTGGGCTACCGTAAGACCTCAGACTGGGGCGAGCCTATACGCAGGAACTTACAGGGTATTGTCTGATATAATCGGCTTTCCATACTGGAGGCTTCATGGCGTTACTGTCTGCACTTGCTAAAGCTAGGGATGAATTAGTAAAGCTTGGCTACCCTGAAGAGGTGGCTGAGAATATAGTTTCTGGCCGTTTGGATATGCGCTCACCTGCAAGATCAGAGCGCCAGCAAGATCTTAATCCAGATATTTTTTATACGGGCACGACAAGCCCTGACATAATAAATACGCCTCCTTCTCGCAATGAAATTGGTACTGGTGTATCCCCGCAATTTTTGTTTGGGTCTAAAAGTCCTGCGCTTGCAGCAAGTTACGCTGGCAAAAAACAAGGAAGGTTTGCAGATGAGTCTCCAACAATTTATCCATTCGCTATCGATACGACAGGCTTTGATAGATTGCTCGGAGACAGAAATTCTTGGAACGCCTTAGAAAACCCGCGCATAGAGCTGGGTGGCGACCCAGAAAATATTTATATCTCTCCAGGGATTGGTTATCACACTGACGATATAGCGCAAATGTCATATGAGCTTGGGTCGCCAGGTCTGCTCATGCAAGACGTAATTGATCCCGGTCCATATACAAAGCTTATGCGGATGGGATTACAAGGCAAAAAAGAAAACGCTAGCCAATTTGAGTTTGATAATTTTTTAAGAGGATTAGAGCAAGCGCCCCCCACTAACGTGGTTGTCCCAGACACAACTCGTGTTCGATCATTATTTGGTGCCGCGTTCGACCCTGAGTACAAGGGCTCTAATATCCTTGGTGGCACAGCGGCAGGAGCATTAGGTCTAACAGCATTGATGGCGCCAGAGGAGGCAGAGGCCAAAACTCCAGAGTTCTTAGCGAGCCTACCTCAATTAGAGCCATATGAGCCAGGTATGGTCGAGACTGCCGTACAAAACGTAGCGCAGTATTTAAAAGATATTGGTGCGACAGAGTCTGATTACACTGCAAATCAAATGGCCTCTAGCCTATCTAACTTAGCTGATTTTACGCCTGTTGTAGGTGACGCAAAGGGGTTCGCTGAAACACGAGACCTTATCGAAGAGGGTAGCTATGGTCAGGCGGCTGTATCAGGGTTATTAGCTGCGCTAGGCTTGATACCAATAGGTGGTGATATAGCAGCGGCGGCCTTAAAAGGCGCGCTTCCATTGCCATTCAGCGTAAACCGAGACACAGGCTTGTTACAGCGTGTAGGCGACCCAGAGTCAGTTAATACGATGAAGTTAGATGTTGATCCGGGCGTAGACCTTGTGCCTAATCGGTTATTGAGCGCAGAAGATCTCGAAGGCCGCGGCTTTGTTTCTGGCATGGCCGATACTAGTCGTGGCGACTTGTCTCGCGTTGTAGCGGTAAACGATCAGCCGGTGGATATGGTTCGCTTTGGCGGACAAGATTACATGAGGCAACCGCAGAATGTAGAGAAGGGAGTCTTATGGGCTTCAGACGCGGGCGCAGTTACAGGGTTAAGTAACGCCGCAAAAGCTGCATCACAACTGCCCGGCGTGAGTAGATCGCCTTTATACATTCCATATCAAATGGGCGGCGCGAGCACTGATTTTGCCACAATGACTTCCGACATCATGGTTCCTATTGCTCGGCAGAACATGAAAAAGGCCGATAAAAAGGCTCTTGATAAACGCATCCGTCAGGGTGCAGGAACAAAGACTGGTGAGTTTAAGCCGCAACCAGATTGGCCCGGTATAGATAGCCCGAAAGCCGATGAGTGGCTTGCAAATGCAGGCGGCAACCGAAAGGCGGTAACAAAGGCAATAGATGAATATCGCGATGTTGCTGGTATAAATCTTTCACAAGCGCGTGCGGCGATTGTAGATCCAAATCAATTAACCCCGCGTGTCGGCAATTTACGACAGGCTGGGGTGCTAGATTTAATGAAGCCGGCTCGGCCCGGCATTCACCCGTCGTACAACACTGACCTCATGGGTTCGTACCTTGGTGAGTTCGGCGAGGGCGCAAATTTGCTGTCTGACTTAAATCCATTAATTCGGTCGTCGAAGAAGCCGTTTGTGCCAGAGATGACGGCGCGAGGACATAATCTGGAGGCAGCAGCGTTACCTGCGCCTGTCGGCAAGGCAATGCAAGCTGGGCTTATAGGGGCGTTTGATCAAGCAACGCTCGATGAATTAATTAAGAAGGGACTGATAGCGCCGTAATATGACTGCTTTTTCGTTTTCAGCTACGCAATCATGGTCGAGCATAGTTTCGAGCAAACCATCAACCCAATCAAAAGGGCTGACTTCTATTGCTGCGATCCAATCTAAAGCGTTTTGTGATAGGTCTTTAGTATCCATGCGGAATAGTATAAAGGTGGTGGTATAATATGGCAAAACCTCCAAAAGGTAAGGCAAAGGTTAAGGTTACGGCGTCCGGCAAGAAAATCCCGTATGGGCAAGCCGGTAAAGCCAAGGATGGTGGCCCGCGAGTACGGCCAGGAACCAGCAAGGGAGACGCCTATTGTGCGCGATCCGCTGGTCAGATGAAGAAGCACCCGAAAGCGGCTGCCAATCCTAACTCACCTTTACGTTTGTCTCGTAAGCGCTGGAAGTGTTCCGGCACTAAATCAAGGAGCAAGTAATGGCCTACGGTTACGGTAAGAAAAAGAAAGGCAAGAAGCGAGGGAAGTGATATGCCAAGTAAGCGAGGGCTATACGCCAACATTCAAGCTAAACGTAAGCGCATCAAAGCAGGTAGTGGTGAGACTATGCGCAAGGCTGGAGAGAAAGGTGCGCCAAGCGCAAAGGACTTTAAGAAAGCCGCCAAGACAGCCAAGAAGCCTATGAAGGCCGGCAGGAAGCGTAAGTAATGGCACTGACTAACTATGCGGAGCTAAAAAGCTCTATTGCTGACTTCCTTAACCGGGATGATCTCACGTCCGTTATACCGACGTTTATCTCACTGGCAGAGGCTCAACTTGCGCGTGATCTACGTCACTACAAGATGGAGAACCGTGCCACAGGAACCATCGATAGTCAGTTTATGACTAAGCCTAGTGACTGGTTAGAGACTATTCGGATCAATATTACGACCTCGAATACACGCCCCCTAGATCTACTTAGTGCGCAAGCTATGGTAGATAAGCGAGCTAATCATTTAGATATTACAGGCATACCGCGATATTACCGGCACTCTGAGAATCAGTTTGAGTTCTTCCCAACGCCTGATGGCAGTTACGGCGTTGAGCTTTTGTATTATCAGCGTGTACCGGCATTGTCTGACTCTGCCACAACTAACTGGTTACTTACTGAGGCTCCAGACGTTTATTTGTATGGGTCATTAATTCACTCCGCACCATATCTGTCAGATGACCAGAGAACTGCTGTATGGGCACAATTATTCGGCGCAGCAGTACAGCGTCTCAATCAATCTTCTGATGAGGCTACACATTCTGGTAGCGGCCTTGTTATGCGCAACAGGGGTCTAGCATGAGCTTTACCAATTTTTTAGAAACAGAAATCCTTGACCACGTATTCGGCGGCAACGCTTATACTGCTCCTGGCACCCATTACCTTGCACTATATACCGCAGCGCCAGGTGAGACAGGTGGTGGCACGGAATGCACTGGCACTAGTTACGCACGCCAAACAGTAGCATTTACTGTATCCGGCAATGAGGCGACTAACAGCAGTGCTGTAGAGTTTCCTACGGCTGGCAACAACTGGGGAACGATTACTCACGTTGGTGTGTTTGATGCCCTTACAAGCGGTAATCTTATGGCTTATGGAACGCTAACTGCATCCAAGGCCGTAGAGACCGGCGACGTGTTTCGCGTTCCTGCTGGCGATCTTGATATCACTTTAGACTAATGAATTATGGCCAGTGGAAATACGGTTATGCCGCTTATTCCACAGCGGATCTTGAAAACGCCGCTAGTTTAGGCCCAGCCACCTCATCGGTATCAGCAAGCTGTGTAAGAGTTAAAGACGCCTCTACGGTAATTTCTGCTGCATCTGGAACAACCATTACCGCTGGAGTAATACGTCAAACAGGGAGCGTCATAAGCGCTTCTACAACCACATCTTCAACAGCCGCACGCATATTCAGTGGTGACAGCGCAATTAGCGCATCGTCATCGCAAGCTGTAGCCGGGGCCAGAACACGTAATGTCGCGTCAGACATAGCTTCAAGTGGTATAATCAATGTCGCAGGGTTAGTTGTCGTGCGTGGCTCGCTGTCAATCGCAGGTGTGGCGACAGTATCACCGGCCGGTGCAGCCACTCGTAATGGTAGCAGTGCAATGCCGGTAAGCTCAGTAACATCGAGCTTAGGAATTATACTTTGGGTCGATGAGTCTGTAGACGCGGAGACTTGGACCGACCAATCAGGCAATGACCCGAATTGGTCTGACGTTACATTAATAGGCGCGACATGGACCGACAAAACGGCTAATGACGCAAATTGGACTGATCAAACCATCATCGACGAGACATGGGAGGCCGCTTAAATGGCTGACACAACTACTACAACGTACAGCCTTGTTAAGCCAGAAATAGGCGCTTCAGAAGACACCTGGGGAACAAAGCTTAACACTAACTTAGACAGCATCGATAACCTGCTAGACGGCACTACAGCAGTCACAGGCATTGATATTAATTCGGGTACTATCGACGGCACTATTATTGGTGGTTCTTCTGCTGCTGCAATTACCGGCACAACCATTACTGGTACATCGTTTGTTACTTCTGGAGACATGTCTTTCGGAGACAACGATAAGGCCATCTTTGGTGCTGGCTCTGACCTTAAACTGTACCACACAGGGTCGCATAGCTATATTGATGAAAGTGGAACAGGCAATTTATACATTGGCTCAAACAACGGCGGCGGTGTTTATATCCAAGGGTCTGGAGAAACATTGGCGTCCTTTGTAGATGATGGCGCAGTAACCCTTAATTTTGACAACGCCGCAAAAGTCGCCACAAGCTCCACAGGCATCGACGTAACTGGCACAGCCACGATGGATGGGCTTACAGTAAATGGTGTAGGCTCAGTTATAGCCTTATCAGACAATGCTGTTTTTAATGTAAACGTGTCTGGTGGTACTTCTAAAACATCTACAATAAATCAACGAGCAAAATCTTCTAACGGTTCAAACGCTGAAACTAGTATTGTCGTTACAGGCTCTAGTGGTGAGGCAGTGTCTGCTTGGGATTTTAAACTTGATACTGCTAATGGTGCGCTTACAAAAGCAATGACTATTGACGGAAGCGGAGACATCAGCTTCTACGAAGACACGGGTACGACTGCGAAGTTGTTCTGGGATGCTTCTGCGGAGTCTTTGGGTATCAACAATAGCAGTCCAAACGCACCTTTAGAAGTTTCTGGTGCGGCAACGACTAGCACGGACATTGCACACTTTTCAAACAGCAACGGAGTGCAGAAGGCTGTAATTGGTATAGATGGTCAAGGTGATGGTCAAATCACTTTGATAGACGCAGGAAATAATACTGATGTGCTTTTCACAGCCGGTGGCGTTTCCTACATTAACACCGGTGGAAATTTTGGTCTGGGTACTAGCAGTCCAAGTTTTCCTTTAGAAGTTGACGGTGGTACTGGTGATGGTATTAAAATCAAAGCAGGAAACACCTCCAACGATGATTCTTTTTTAGTTGCGAATAGTTCTAACACTACTATGTTCTTAGTAGATGGTGGTGGAAATGTTGGTATCGGCACTAGCAGTCCAGCTACTCATTTACACGTTCAAGGTTCTTCTGGAGAAATACGGGTCCAAGACACTGGTTCTGGCGGGGGTATAGTTTCTTTTAGAGACAGTGGAACAAGTAGTATCCCAAGCATACAAAGCTCAGGAAACAATTTACTTGTAAACACTGGCGGCTCAGAACGTATGCGCATCGATTCCAGTGGCAACGTGCTGGTTGGTAAGTCGTCATCTAGCTTTACCACAGCAGGTGTTGAACTAGCTCAAGGTGGTACAGCAGGTAAAGTTCAAATACAGCGTTCTTCTAGTCCGTTAGCTCTTGTTAATTTAACAGACGATGGAGCTATCCTAAATTTTTATAAAGGCACCACCGCAGTCGGTAATGTTGGTGTTGTTAATACCAACAATCTGAGAATCGGAGGAACAGTCGCTGACCACGCAGGTATTCAGTTTGGTACAAATATTTTAATCCCTGAA